TGAATCTACAGAAAATAATGGTAGAGAAAGAAGAGAAGCAAAAATTTATATTACACCTGATTTGATTGGAGATAATCAACCTAGTTTTGAAGATGAAGTTAAATTAACTTATGCTGGATCTGTAAGAACAGGACAGATAATTAATATAGATACAAAACAAGGTGGACAGACTTATCTGTTTACATTATTGGTGAGGTTCTAATGGCAAAAGCTAAACGTATTGAAAACGCATCAAAAGATCTTACTGATAAATTAGAAAGAGATTTTAATATTTTAATTAGAACAATAATTACTGATTTATCAACTGAACAATATAGTGCTGTTGATACTGGTTTTTTTGCTTCAAGTTGGACAGCTAGTACGCAACGACCTAGACCAGACCAATCAAGAGAAGATTATGCTCCGTGGAAAAATATCAAACCATCAAGAGATGGCACAAAAGCTCCTGGTGCAGTGGTTGATCCCAGATTTCTCGATAAACTTTCATTTAACTTTAAACCTTATTCCAAAGTGTTTATTGGTAATAGATCGGAATATGCAGCTAGAGCTTTAGCATCTCCTAGAAGTGGAATACCTAACTATGTTCAAGGCAAACTTAATAAATTAATTAATAAAACATTTACAGATAAACCCAAATTAGGTATTGGTACATACGGTTCTGGAGTAAAATATCAATCTAAGAATGTAAGAGACTTGAAAGGTGTTGGTCTATTTGGTGGTACTGATGACGTATTTGTTGATTACACTAATCCATGACTTTAGTTAACACCAGAGCAGCTTTTGAAAAAGCAGTAACAGATGCAGTTGAAAACGTAGATCCAACTGTAGAGATGATTTATGACAATATGATTTATAAAACTCCTGGTAAAACTAAAAAATATATTGTTATGTCAATAGATTTTGCACAAGCTACAACACAAACTCAAGGTGCTTCACAAGATTTTTATTCTGGTGTTATTCAGTGTAATATTTATGTTCCAAGAGGTAAAGGGCCAGCTACTTTATCCTCATTGGGAGAAGCGGTTATAGATGGTCTTACTTCTGTTAATGCTTCTGACTATATTGATACCTTTAGTTGTGATCCTAGAGTATTAGATGTTGTTGGTCCTGCTCCTATTGAATTAGATGACTCTGCACACTTTTTAGGCTTAATATCTTGCCAATTCACTGCAAATGCGTAGTATAGTAATGTAATATTACTTTTATATATGACTAGAGCAGTTGACCTTTTAAGAAACAGGTTTGGAGTTTCTCAACTTTATAAGCATGATGTTAAACAAGATGATGAAATTATTTTAAGTATTTATTGGCATCCATTAACTATTGCTGAAAGAGAAGCAATACAGAAAAAAACTGGTACAGATGATACTAATGATTACGCTTTACAAATGATGATTGAAAAAGCATTAGATAAAGAAGGCAACCGCATTTTTCAAGATGGAGATAAGGCTTCATTAAGAAGAGAAATATCAGCATCTATTCTTGAGGAAATTCAAATAGCAATGATTACAGTAGGTGCTGATAAGGAGGTAAAAGAGGCTAAAGCCGATTTGAAAAGCTAGTAAAGATTGGCAGTTTTTATTTTCTTTAGCTAAAACATTACATAAAACTGTTGCTGAGTTATGTGAAACTTTAACTATTGAAGAAATGGTAGGTTGGGCTGCATATAATGAAATTGAAAATGAAGAATATAAAAAACAACAAGAACAAGCACAAAAAACTAATGCTTTA